ACATAGGTGCACACACTAAGGATCATGATTCTGATTCAGTTAGTGTGTGTATGGCAGGTGGGTTAAACACTAGAGGAGTAACGGCACCAGACTATAGTAAACAACAGTTGGAGTCCTTGTTTGTATTAATAAAGACTCTGAAGTACATGTATTCTGATGCACAAGTGGTGGGTCATAGAGACCTGAGTAAAACAGACTGTCCATCCTTTGATGTGAAGGAGTGGTGGTGTGTACATGAAGATGATACTTGTATCCGCTTGAAACGAAAAGTAGGTGGATCAGGTGTTTGGGCAGAGTATTAATTTAAAAATAAAGGGGAACATGAAGTGGACAGATAAACTTCCAGATGCAGATGAGATAACAGAGAATTATGAATTCAGTTACTCATCAAGTACTAGATTGACTGCACATAGAGCATTTGAAACGCACTCTATACAAGAAGTATTAGATAATTTTCTTATCTTCTTACAGTCATCAGGATTTTCTTATGCAGGTGAGATAACATTAGAGAGTAAAGATGGTACAAAGACATGGACTACTTAGACACACACGAAGAGAGTGAGTTCATACAACATGAGCCATGCCCTGAGTGTGGATCACGAGATAACTTAGCACGTTATGATGACGGACATGCCTTCTGTTTCGGTTGTAATTACAGAGAGAAAGCAGGAGGAGAACAGAAACCAGTAACAAAGAAAGGGGATAAACACATGGATTTTGTTGAAGGTGAAGCAACAAACCTGAGTGCACGTGGTATTTCTTTAGACACATGTAGGAAGTGGGACTACTGTATAGGTGAGGTTGGAGGACAACCAGTACAGATTGCCAATTACAAAGATGCAAGTGGACAGAGGGTAGCACAGAAAATCAGGTTTCGTAACAAAGACTTCCACACCAGAGGTGACATAAAGGAAGCAGGTCTATATGGTCAGCACCTATGGTCAGGTAAAGGGAAGAAAGCAATAGTTTGTGAAGGTGAGATAGATGCACTATCCGTTTCACAATCTCAAGGTAACAAGTGGCCTGTGTATTCTGTTCCTAATGGGTCAGCAGGAGCTTCAAAAGCTGTACGTAAGAGCATAGAACTATTGAACGGATACGAAGAGGTCATCTTTTGTTTTGATAGTGATGATGCAGGTGTTAGAGCATCAAGAGAATGTGCTCAAGTTTTACCACCGGGCAAGGCTAAGATAGCTAAATTACCTTTGAAGGATGCTAATGATATGTTAGTTAAAGGTAGAGTAAGAGAGTTGATTGACTGTATCTGGCAAGCTAAAGTCTATAGACCAGACGGCATCGTGAATGGTAAAGATTTGTGGGACATAGTAAGTGCAGAAGATGCTATGTCATCATGTGAATATCCATATGAAGGGGTAAATAAAAAGACTCTTGGTATGAGAAGGGGTGAGATAGTCACTATCACAGCAGGTGCAGGTATAGGTAAGTCACAGGTGTGTAGAGAAATTGCTAATCACATGCTGAACCAAGATGAAACAGTTGGTTACATTGCATTAGAGGAATCCAACAAGAGGACAGGACTAGGATTCATGGGACTCTACCTAAACAAGCCATTACATTTAGGTAATGTTGAAGTCGAGGAAAAAGACTTCAAGGAAGCCTTCGATAATACCTTGAACACAGGTAGAATCTACATGTATGACCATTGGGGTTCACTTGAAGGAGACAATCTCCTGAATAAGATACGGTACATGGTGACTGCATGTGGATGTGGCTTCATAATACTGGATCACATATCTATCGTAATATCAGGTCTTGAAGAGGGTGACGAGAGAAGAACCATTGACAATCTAATGACTAAACTCAGAGGTCTAGTTGAAGAGGTGAACTGTGGTCTCATACTGGTGTCACACCTGAAGAGACCTCAAGGTAACAAGGGTCATGAGGATGGAGCACAAACAAGCATGGCTCAACTAAGAGGTTCCGCCTCCATAGGACAGCTATCTGATATAGTGATTGGATGTGAGAGAGACCAGCAAGGTGATGACCCTGACCGTACCACAGTTAGGGTACTTAAAAACAGATGGACAGGAGAAACAGGTGTGGCTTGTGAACTGGACTATGACCGTAAAACAGGTAGGCTAACTGAGGTACCAAAAGATGAGATGCCCTTCGATGAGGAGGAAGTGGACGAGAGTTGGTCTGGTGATAGCACGGTGTTCTGATGGATATATTTGAATCACTCCACACGGACACTTGTTCCATATGTGGACAGAACTCTAAGTTTGTGGGTGACGGTGTTACTGGTATGTTTGGTAACATTCCAGTTACGTTTTGTCAACTGTGTTTAGATTCAATGGTTGCAATGGTGAGAGATTTAAGTGGGGGGGAAGATGAAGACATGTGTATTTGATATAGAAACTGACGGACTATTAGAGGACTTGACTAAGGTACATTGTTTAGTACTCTATGACATAGAAGAAGATAGGTTATGGTCTTTTGTAGGTGAAGAAATATTAGACGGACTATTTTTACTGAAAAATTTTGACACTATTATAGGACACAACATTCTAGGGTTTGACCTTATTGCACTAAAATCGTTTTTCAAATGGGAACCAGAACCAACACAAAAGATAAGAGACACGTTGGTCTGGTCTAGGTTAATCTATCCAGACAGAGCAAAGAGAGACTCCGACAACCAAGCCATAGACAAAGACCAGTATGGTAGACACTCTCTCAAGTCATGGGGTCAGAGGTTGAACTTGGATAAAGGAGAGTTCACAAACTTTGAAGAGTTGAGTGATGAGATGGTTAAGTACTGTGAGAATGATGTTGGACTTAACTATAAACTGTACTGTAAGTTACTTGGTGCTAAGTTTCCAGAGGGTTCAATACAGTTGGAGCATGACATACACACCATATGCTTACGACAAACTGAGAACGGATTTCCTTTTGATGTTGAAGGTGCATCCAAGTTGTATGCACAACTAGCAGAGAAACGAAACAAGTTACAAGGTGAGTTAAAGAAAATCTTTGGTTCATGGATTGTTGATGAGGGTTCAAGAAAGAATGGAGCATACAATAAGGTTAAGATTGTTGACTTCAATCCTAACTCACGTAAACACATAGCTAAAAGATTGACGGAGTTAAGAGGCTGGAAGCCTAAAGAGTTTACTCCAACCAATGAGCCAAAGGTGGATGAGCAGATACTATCTAAGCTACCTTATCCAGAAGCAAAGCTAATGGCAGAAGCATTTGGTGTGAATAAATTAATAGCTCAATTATCAGAGGGAAAACATGCTTGGTTACATCACGAAAAGAACGGCAAGATACACGGATCAGTTAATACAATGGGTTCAATTTCAAGTCGTTGCTCTCACTCCCATCCTAATATCGGTCAGGTACCTAGTGTCAAGACACCATATGGAACAGAATGTAGGAAACTATTCTATGCACCACAAGGCTTTAGTCTACTTGGATGCGACATTAGTTCTCTTGAGATTAGGGTTGTGTCTCATTATCTTGCTTCCTTTGATGGTGGTCGTTATGCTAAGACTGTGGTTAGTGGTGATATACATGAAGCTAACCGAAAAGCTGCTGACCTTCCTAGTAGGGATCAAGCTAAAACTTTTATTTATGGTCTTTTATATGGTGCCGGAGAAGCAAAGTTGGGTCAGATTGTGGGCAAGGATAAAGGAGAAGGTAGGAAACTAAAGAACAGATTCTTCAAGAAGGTACCAGCATTTAAGAAACTAAGAGAAGAGGTATTCAAGAAGGCAGAGAAGGGATACCTATTTGGTATTGATGGAAGGAAGGTTCCAGTAAGATCAACACACTCCTCACTTAATTCCTTATGTCAATCAGCAGGAGCTATTGTATGTAAGAAGTGGGTGGTTGAATTTCACAGGTTGATGAAAGAAAGAGGGTACACAGAGGACAAGGACTACCAACAAGTTGCCTTCATTCATGACGAGATACAAGTACTTGTTCGTGAAGGACTTGAAGATGAAGTAGGAAAGATTGCAGTAGAGGCAATCACTAACTCAGGTAACCTTCTTAATTTGAGGGTACCACTAACAGGTGAGTACACCTTCGGTTCTAATTGGGCTGAAACACACTAACAAAAGGGATAAATGAAATTATTAATTGATGGTGACATTCTAGTTTATAAAAATTGTTGTGCATGTGAGAAGGAAGTTGATTGGGGTGATGATATATGGACACTTCATTGTGACTTCAAAGCAGTTAGGAATCTAATTGATTCAGAGATTAGCCAGCTTAAGGAGGACTCAGGTGCAGATGATGTAGTAGTATTCCTCAGTTCACATGATAACTTTAGGAAGAAACTTAATCCGGATTACAAAGCTAAGAGGATAGGCATAAGAAAACCTGTGTGTTACAAGCCAGCACGTAAGTACTTAAGAAATGCGTATGTCACACTACAGTCTAAGTGGCTAGAAGCAGATGATCTCATGGGTATAAAATGTACTGCTGATCCAGAGAACACATGTGTAGTATCAACAGACAAAGACCTACTCACTATTCCCGGTAAGCATTGGGACTTTGATGGTAAAGTTATCTACGATATATCAGAAGATATTGCAGAGAAGAACTTCTTTAGGCAAGCACTATCAGGTGACCAAGTAGATGGATACCCCGGTTGTCTTGGTGTTGGTGCTGTTACTGCAAAC